TGCAGCTAATGCAGTTATGTCTAATACATTACCTAGTAGTTCTGTTATTACAATAGCTAATGATGGTGATGGATATAATAATACAAGCAGTGAAAACTATGTTTGTTATGCGTGGTGTAATGTAGAAAGTATGCAAAAATTTGGTAGGTACACTGGAAATGCAAATAATGATGGACCATTTATTTACACAGGATTTAGACCCAGATTAATAATGATAAAACAATTAGAACAAAATGGTACTGAGTGGGGAGTTTATGATACAGCAAGATGCACAAGTAATCCAGATGGTCGTTTTTTATTTTGGAATGGAGCTAACGTAGAAAATGATGGTGAAAGTTTTCCTGCTAGAGCTTTGGATGTAACTAGCAATGGCTTCAAAATCAGAGATGGTAGTTCAGGTATGACTAATAATAATGGTAGATTACATATGTACGCTGCCTTTGGAGACGTGCCATTTAAATATAACAATACTTTTTAGGAGGTGAAATAATATGTGGGCTTATATAAAAGATAATAAAATAGAGGAGATTATAAGATTTCCCAAAACAATGGTAATTGATAATATCACTCATTCTAGGCGAATATTTACAGCATGGACTTGGGATGAACTCAATGCCATAGGTATTTATACAGTAGAAGCAGGAACTGTTGGGAATGACAGGTTTGAATATACTTCACAACCTACTTATACTTATAGTGCTTCTGGTAAAAAAGTAACTACTGCGTATACTACAACTGATAAAACATTAACCGATACAAATGATGTAGATGAAGATGGTAAAGCTGTATTAGACTACAAAGGCAATCAAACAGTAACATTAGGGTTAAAATCTATAGCTAAGAATCAAGCTAAAGAAACAGCAAATGGTCTTATAAAGCAATTTAATTGGCTTGTAGAGAGGTCTATCTATAATAGCAGTAAAACTATACCAAGTGCAGTTGGAACGTATGTAGGAAAGATTAAAGCAGACTGTGCTACTATTGAAGCAGCAATAGATGGTGCAAGTGATATGGCAGCTTTTAAAAAACTATATGAATGGGAATATAATGAAGATGGTAGTGTAAAAACTATCGCACCAATACAAAATTGGAGTGATGATTATGATGTTAAAACGTATATACGATAAAATTAAGAAAAGATTATTTGGTAAATTATGTGAATGTAAACCTAAAAAAAAAGGTAGACCCAGAAAGGATAAGTAATGGCTACAAACTCAGAAGCAAGACAAGCATCTATAAGAGCAGTAACCTCTACAACAGCATTACATAATGAAGATTGGTTAGCTTTATTTGCAGCAAGGTCTATACCAGAAGGTACATTTAATGAAAGAATGTTAGCTTATATTAATGGTGAGTTAAGTACATCTTACACTGATATAAACCTAGCCTTACAAGCATTTGCTACAGACCAAGATGATTTTAACTTTTCTAGTATGGGAACATTTACACCATGAGCCAACAATCATTAAGACAAAAGAGTTGCAGAGATGCTTCAGATACAGAAGGTACATATAATGAAGATTGGATGAAAACCTTTGAAGAAGCAGGTATAACTACAGGTACATTTTCTGAGAGAATGTTACAGTATACAAGAGAGCAAGGTTCTGCTTGGGATAATGCACAATGGGATGTATCAAGTTGGGGTCAGGGTGCTTTTGTAAATGTTAATCAATCAATGGCACAATTAGGTAAACAAAATGGTACAACAGTTCCTGGTTCTCTATGGAGTAGTCTAGGTACATTTAGTGCCGATTAGGAGGTATTATGGCTATTGCAGCACTTATAGCACCAGCAACTAAGCTTCTAGGAAAGTTTATACAAGACAAAGACAAGAAAGCAGAGTTAGCTCATAAACTAGCTACTATGGCAGATGAACACGCACAACAACTAGCTTTAGCACAAATAAAACTTAATACAGAAGAAGCAAAAGGTAACTGGTTTCAATCAAGTTGGCGTCCCTTGTGTGGCTGGATTTGTGCGATTTCTTTAGGTATAAATTTTATGGTAGCCCCAATTTGTGCTGGGTTTGGTATTACAATACCACAAGCTGACATGTCGGTCATGATGCCTCTTTTACTTGGAATGTTAGGAATTTCAGGATTAAGAAGTTTTGACAAAATTAAAAAGGTTGATTCTAAAAAATGAGAGTAGATAAAGGTAAATTAATAGATATGTTAATTCTACATGAAGGATTAGAGTTAAAACCATATCAATGCACAGCAGATAAAACAACAATCGGAGTGGGTAGAAACTTATCTGATGTAGGTATTACAGAAGAAGAGTCTAAATATTTATTATTAAATGATTTACTTAGAATACAAAAAGAAGTAGAGCATTGGACATTTATGAAATCATTATCAGAGCCTAGACAAGCTGTGTTATTAGATATGGTGTTTAATATGGGTGTTACAAGGTTTAATGCTAATACATGGGTTAAGACTTTTGCAGCAATACAAGATAATGATTGGGAAAAAGCAGCAAATGAAATGTTAGAATCCAAATGGGCAAAGCAGGTAGGTCAAAGAGCTATACGATTATCACAAATGATGCGTAAAGGGGTATGGTATGTCGATTGACCCTATGATGATGTGGAACATAATTATAACTGTGGTTTTAGGACCATTTGCATGGGCATTTTCTAAAATGTTTAATGAAGTAAAAAGATTACAAATACTTCTAAACAAAACTAGAGAAGATTTAGGAAAAGAATATGCCACAAAATCCGAGCTTCACAATGAAACACGAGAAATTAAAGAGCTAGTATTAAGACTAGAAGTTAAACTCGATAGGTTCATTGAGAAGCATAATGGTTGACCCAGTATCAATTCTTACAGGAATTGCATTAGTAAAAAAATCAGTAGATTTCATCAAAAGTAATATAGCAACAGCCCAAGATATTGGTGATTTAGTAGGGCATGTAGAAAAAGCTTTTGAAGGACAAAAACAAGTAATTAAAGCAAGAGAAAAAAAAGGAGCAGACCCTTTTGCAACTGAGAATGTGGCTAAAGAAATTATAGATGCTAGATTAGCACAAGAAGCATTATATGAAATGAAATTACTAATAGACCACCGATTTGGTCATGGTACTTGGTCTTACATATTAGAAGAAAGAAAAAAACGAATAGATGCTCGTAAAGAAGCTATAAAAGAAGCAAAAGCTAAAAAGATGAAAAAACAAAAAGAAATTTATGATATGGTTAGAATGGCTATGATAGGAATAGCAGTAATATTGTTTGTAGTAGTAGCTATAGGTATTACTATAAAGTTTGTATTAGCTCATCCAGTAGAAGGAGATGATGAATCCTGCAAATTATATGAGCCTAAATACTATCTTATCTGCTTAAATGAGGGCAGAGGATATGCAGATACACAATTATATTTAGACTATCAATTACAAAAAGATAACTGGATAATAGAAAAAGATTGATTCTTATATTAGTATGTGTATGCTTGTCAAACGGACTAGGGTTTTATTAACAAACACAAGTTGTAGATAAAAATTTGGGGATAAATTACTATATGTAACGTTGTTGTTTTAAATTTTATAAACCCCCTAGTTCGTACTATTCATAGCCATTATTTAACATTTTCCTAGCTCTATCAGCAGCACTTATAGATGAAAACTTATCTATCTTTTTATTAACATATACCTTTGGTTTATTATTCCATCTTTTTTGTACCTTTTGCCTAGCCATTTCACTTCTTTGCTCTATTTGCTTTTTTACTTCTAATACTTTCTTTTGACTATATTTATCTCCTTTATCTAACAACATAGGCTCTATATTGTGCATAATCTTATTAGCTTTAAATTCAGTTACCCCTAATATACTAGGTATATGCCTTTTAAAGATGCTACAATCGTCTTGTAAGTACATTGTTGACACTATAGTTATATATGCACCTTTCTCCTCTAAATTTAACACAGAGCAATCTGTGAGCCATTGCAAAGGGTAGAATGGAAATACAAATAATTTCTCTTTCATACTTTCTCCTATCCGTTCATTATTTTATCTAATGATTCATCATTTTTATGGTGTTTTTTAATAGCTTCAACTACATAATCCTCTAAAGTTATTAATCCTACACCTATTAAACGATTAGTCTTTATGACTATATCTATTATTTCTGTCATAGAAATATCATTATCTTTCATAAATTCGTAAATTAATTTTTCTCTATCATTTAGTTTACTCATACTTGCTCCTTTTTTAATTCTTGTTTTTTATCCCAATATACTAAAACAAAAGCATCACATTTAGGACAACTTAAATTACTAACTATATTATGTTCTTCATCTTCTTCACAGTCATGGTCGCCACCCCATATTAATTCTGTGCCACAACTATAACAATTCATACTTCCTCCATAATTGTATTCCAAGAATATTTATATTTACCTTTAATTTTTTTAAGTAAATTTATACTAGCTCTTCTATCACCTGATAAAAGCATACTTGTATAAGATTTAGATATTTCTAATTCTTTTGATACTTGGGTTAAGTTCATTTTATTTTCTTTCATAATCTTTTCTATAATCATTTTATCTCCTTAATTAATTTTTCATAACATTCTTTGCAGTAAAATTTTAATTTATGATAATGAACTGCTGCATTATCACAAAAGCTACACATTTTTAAATGTATAAGTTTCTTCCAGTGGCTACTGGTATTATCTTTTTTTATTGGTTTCCTTTTAACCATTTCATATATTCTCTCTTTCATATTTTTTTCTAAGTAACATTGATTTATCAGAAGATAAAATAAAATCTCCTTTTAAAATAGACCTTATATAAACTACAGAACAAGATAGTTCTTTAGCTAAATCTTGAATGGTTAAATTATTTTTTTTACCAATACTATAAAGTAATTTTCCATGAGCTGTAGTTACTTTGTAATCATCTAATGTTGCTATCTTAGGCACTATTTTTTCTCCTTTACTTCTTTTCTAGTCACATAATAATCGTTTTCTTCTACTGTTCTTAAAACAAAACCTTTAGCTAATAAATTCCATAACTTATCTTGTACTTCAAATTTAGTAGGTCTAGTCTTAAACTCCATTTTATAATTAATAATAAATTTACCCACTATAATATTCCTGAGTTCTGTAAACCTATAAAGGTATAGATTATTGTATACATAATTAAAAACTCCATGTTGACCTCCTAGTCATCTAAATCGTTCCAATGTTTTTGAATCTTACTTTTTTTAATAGGCTTCTCTTTTTCGTATGATTCAAAGCAACCATTATCTAAATTCATTTGTATATCTAATACTCTTGGATATCCTAACTCTTCATAACGAGTTTTACAAACAGTTAATAAACTTTCTGTGCATCTTGACCCATCTTCATTCTCAAACTTAGGTCGCCAAAGACTAAATATATGGTCTGGTTTATTAAACCAATGGGCAGAACCTGCAATTTGATAAGCAGTCGGTGCAGAGTTACCCATTTTCATATCTGGTTTAGCAGGGTGTGCTTGTATCATAATATGTATATCTAATAGTTTAGCTAAAGTAGTAAGATGGTCTAAACACTTACCTATCCATAATGTTTCAGACATTTTACCAAATTCAGGTGTGCTAAGTTTATTCCAAGGGTCGAGTATAAAGGCACTAATTCCGTACCTAGATTTCATATCTTGTATCCTATCACACATCCAGTCAAAGTCAGGACTGTTGTTAGGATGATTAAGAAATACAAAGTGTTTTCTAATAAAATTATCAGCTTCATTTTTTTCTTCATCTGATTGCTCCCATTCTAATTTTTTATTATAAAATGTTCTAATGTTACGTTGTATATATGGTCGCACCCTAGTTTCTCCAGAGTACATACCTATATTAATCTTGTATTCTTTGGCAATTTGTGTCCATAACTGTGTAGAAAAAGAAGTCTTACCATGTCCAGGAAATGAAGTAAGCACAGACACCATACCCATACCAAGCATAACCTTATCATTCCATCCAAACATAGGATTAAACAACTTAATCTTTGCAGGTTGTGGTATATCATCTAAAGAATAAATGCCTTCTAATGGATAATCACATAATCCTTCATTAATTGTCCATTTTAAATCATCTTTACCCCATTTAAGTAAGGCTTCATTACAATCTTTAACACCATCCCAATCAAAATACTTACATTTACCATGACCTAGTATCGAAGCTAAGTCTTGACGTAGTGCTAATCCTGGTTCATCTGCATCTGTCAACAATACAAAACAATTAGCTTGGTCTAAACCTTGGTCTAGTGCATCTAATACATATTGATACTTCCTAGATGCTTCTGGTTGCTCTGTAGGTGATGCTACAGCACCTGTTGGCACACTTAGGATAGAATCTATATCAAAACCTCCTTCATAGAGTGCTAGTGCATCCATTTCTCCTTCTACAATAAAGATAGTATTGTTTTTTAACTTATTAGAGTTCAAAACATTATCTAAATTGTAAAATCTTTGTTCGCCACCTTTTTCTTGTTTAAATATCTTCTCTGATATAGCTCTAGCTTTATAATTTACTCTTTTACCTTCTAAATTATAGTAACCAAATACAATGCTTTCTAAGTTTCTATCACCATATGACCCTTTTCCTGCTTGTACCCTTAAATCTTCGAGAGTTTTCTGGCTTATTCCCCTCTGTGCTGCGAACTGTATTACTTCTGCTGTTAGTTTGGTCATAAAATTCTCCTCCTTTTGCGTTACAATGGTGGCAATAATACACCACACCTTCTGTTTTAATCGTTACACTTAAACATCTATCGTGCTTATTCTTTCTTGAATGACTACACTCTGGGCATAAATACTTACCACTATGATGTCTACTTAGTAACCATTCTCTAGTTATCACTGTTTATTCTATCCATTAAATCCATTTGTTTACCATCACCTTTGTAATGATATTCTGCAAAATGATTCTTTTTTACTCCATTATTTTTCATTTTAGTTTCTATGTTGTACCCTTCTTCTCTTAATGTAAAAATAATTGCTCCTAGACGAAATGAACCATATAGATTCAAAGCTTCAAGAGGATTTATTTTTTTATTTTCTTGTAAATGTGCTAATACTTTATCTTTTTGTGTCAGTTTCTTTGTCATTTAGTTGCTCCTTTAAAATATCTACTTCATTTTTTAATTCATAAATCTCTAAACATAACTCTTTAAACATAGACCATTCCATATATACCTTACTGGTTGACCTATCTGCTTGTATTACTAGAAAATCAGCTTGACCTTTTTGCCTATCTCCAGTTCTGTAACCATTTTTATGTTTCTTTGCTTCAAAAATGTATTTTCTACCAGTTGGAGAAGTAGCACTACAATCGTGAGGGAAGTCTCGAAATATACCACTACCTGGTTGCTTCCTAGCTTCCCATTTACAGTCTTTTTTAAGGTCATCTACTATTTCTTTTTCTAGTTTAGAGCCTTTTGCCTTCGCAGATTTTGCAGTAATAGGCATTAGAAACTATCCTCTGTAGAATTATTATTGCTAGATAATCTTTTATGAGTTGCTTCCATACCTGCTTTATAATTATCTAATATAAACTTTAACTTTTGGTCAGCAGTTAGTGTGCTATCCCTATTACAGCAGCTCTGTAGCACTATTAGAAAGTCTTTTGGTGTCATAGTGTTACTTGATGCACTAGGTTGTACTGTAGAGTAATTACTAACCACTTTAGAATCAGGAAACGTCTGTTTTATTTTTTGCATATCCTGATTAATGTCGGTTACATTGCTAGGCTCAAATGATTGGATATAAACATTACCATATCTGTCCGGTTGGCTAGTTTGTATCTCAATAACATCTCCTACTTGCACACTACCAATACCTTTATCTTGACTAGCTAATAGTTTTGTACCTGATTCGTCAAATATCTGATAGTTCTTTGTTGGTTTCCAACCTTTTTCTGGGTCGCCTGGTCGAGGTGGATTTATTTTACTTACTGTTATCTGCATTTTAATCTCCTATTGGGTGGAGGGTAGTAGCTGGAGCAACAATCTACATTGCGTAGAGAAAATGTTGACTACTAACCCTCCATGTTTATTTATAAGTTGCTCCATTACTTCTTTTCATTTAGAAAAGAATGTATCTGCAAATAGTTTTTCCATATTTGCAAATCTTTTACATAGCTCTCTGTGTCATAAAGATATTCTTTTATTTCTTTTGTATCTTTATCTATTGCTACGATTAATCTGTTAAATGGCTCTCTACCTAATTCGTTACATAATGCGTACATATAACCACATAATTGTATTTTCCATAATTTAGTAACACTTTTTTTTGTAACTGTTTTCCAATCAACTAAACATTCACCATATTTTTTTGTGTCAATCCAAGCATCAAATTTTCCTGCATAAGGTAAAACAGAATTGTCATAAACTAAATATTCTACTGCGTGTACTTTCTTAACATTTGCATTAAGATATTCATAAATTGGATATTGCATCAATCTTATTTGATTATCTCTTTCTTCATGTCCTTTACGATATCCCTCTTGTGCCATATCACCTTTTAAATAATTTTCTATAAAATTATGTATAATTGAGCCAAATTCAGCAGCAGATTTCCATTTATTTTCTGCCATCTTTTTACATTCAAATAATTTTTCTTGTAAATCTATTATTGGAATATCTTTAAATAAGTCATCTTTTGGCAACTCTTCTATCATAGTTTCTATATAATTTTTACGACCTGCAAAAGCACCTATACCAAAACCATCATCTCCTTTTATTATTTTTGATACACTACTAGGATTTATTTTAGTACCATTGTCATTTACATAGTACCTATGATTACCTTCACTAAATTTTATTTCTATATTTTTAA